GCGTTGCCCGTCTTTGACTTCAGGACGATGTCCGCGTCCGGCGGGCTGCTCGGCTCAGCGCTGATGATGTCGCCGGTGTAGACCTTGAATAGCCCGGTGGAGACCCGCCCCACCTCCACGACCAGCCGCTTCGGCGTCCGGTTCTTGTTGAACGGGCTCGTCTCGGTAAGTAGAAAATCGCGCGTCTCGCGCCGCAGATTAGAGATGGTCACGCTGCACTCGTTCTGCGTGGCGTTGGCGTACTTCGTGCCGCTCGCCTTGATCCGCATGCCATCCGCGGCGCTGTAGTAGTTCATCCGGCCGGACACCTCGACCCCGATCCGGATAGCGCGTAGGTCAATCATCGATGCCGACCTCCGCCGGTTCCAGGTAGATCAAGGACTGCGACCGGCCGAACTCCTCCCACCACGGGAGTTCGCCGTCTCGTGTCAGGATGGCGAAGTTGCCCTGGTGGCTGAGGTGACGGTATGGCAAGATCGGAAACTCGGCGACGATCCTCTGACCTACAACAAGATCGACGCCGTCGCGCTTGACGTCAACCAGCATCGTGCCGCGGGCCACTTTGATGGCCAGTTCCCAGAGGACACCGTCGATCGTGACGGAGAATGCCTGGTTCGGCGCAGCAAGAAGGGATATGTCTTTCACTTGAACACCCCGCTCAGCACACTTCCCTGACGCCTTTTGCCTTCACCTGATTCCTCTGTGGTCTGCTGTCCGCGCTTGACCGTGCTGGACTGCCCCTTGTTCTCGACCTTTGCCGGCGGCAGGGTTCCAAACTCGGGCTTGACCTCGATCCACTCCTGCATCCGGATAGGAACATTTACAGCCATGCCCAGCTCGGGCGTCTCGTCGTGCGGCATGCCCACGATCAGCATGCTCTCGTAGGACTTGACCTTCGTCTGCACGGTCAGCAGCTTGTTCTGGTCGAACGCTTGCCGCAGCGACTCGAACTGATTGCGCGTGTCATCGACCAGTAGGAAGTCGATCTGGATTTCTGTCAGCTCGCGCACGACGTGGTCCGACCGCTCGCTGCCATCCTCGACTGCAAACTTGGTGGCCCGCTTTGTCTCCCTCACCGCGACGCGCATAGGGTGGGCGGACGCAAACAGGGTTTCAAAGCTCTCGGTGTCGAGGACCGTCACCTGTTGCTGCGTGGTTGTCGAAAGGCTGTCAGATAGCTGCATTACCGCCCCATCCCTGTGGCCGAATCGGCCTGAACGTTCTTCAACTGGTCCTTCAGCTCGCTACCGATCGATTGGCTGATGCCCTGAGCGTCGGTTGCCTGCGTCTGCACCGTGACCTGGCCCACCTGGACATTGGTCTCAGTGTGCGTGTTGCTGGCGTTCGAGATCGCGTTCGACGTGACCGAGTTCATGGGATTCGCCGCCGCCTGGTCAAGCTGCGCCTGTGCCGCCTTCATGTTCTCGGCCGCCTTAGCCTCGGCCTCCGAGACCCCCTTAGACACCGTTGTCGCCGTCAGCTCGACGTCGTCGCTGCTCCCGAAACCCAGCCACTTGCCGATCCTGGAAATGACGGACGAGACGCTGTCAAACACCCCGCTGATGTAGGTCCAGGCACTCTTCACCACACCCACTACACCCTGGAATATGGCGCCTATTGACTTGCCCATCGCGACAAAGGCGTTCACGGCCCCCGACGCGAAAGTCGTGACGGACTGGTAGGCACCGGTCAGCGCTGCCTTCACCCATTCGACGGCCGCTTTCACCGCATTAGCCATCGCTTGGACGGTCTCACCGACGCTTGCCCCCATTGCGGAGAACGCGCCCACAAATTGGTCCGGGAACCCCTTGATCGCCTCCCAGGACGACGCGATGGCGTCGACCACCCAGCGAAACGCAGCCTTCACCGCCTCGGCCATCTCCCTGACCGTCTGCCCGACGATCGGGTACTTCTCCGAGATCTGGCCGATCAGTGAATCGTTCCCTTCCAGGAAGTTCATCACGTCGTCGTACAGCAGCGCGAACAGCGCCACGACGGCAGCAATCGGAGCCGCCACCGCCAGGAACGGCGCAATCAGCGCCCACACCGCCGCGGTGGCCGATATGACCGCCGGCAGGAACATTGCGGTCAGGATGGTCGTCAACCCGATGAAGAAGCCCTTGACGAAGGTGTCGTGCCGGTTCATCCAAGTCACGACAGAATCCAGCATCTGGATGAACCGCGTGATGGCTGGCAGAATCCAGTCCACAATGCCGCTCGTCGCCAGGCCGGCGCTCTGCTTCAGCTTGGCCAAGGCTTCCGAGTAGACACGGACCCGCTCGGCGGACTCCTTCGTGACGACGCCCTGCTCCTTCTGCACGCGCAGCATCCGCTCGACTTCCTGGCGGCCCTTCAGCAGCAGCTCGACCGACCGGTTGTCGGTGATGCCCAGTTCCTTGATCCGGAACACCGCTTGCTCCCGTCCCATCCCCTCGACGGCGCCGGCCAGCTCGATCATTCCCTGTACGGCATTCTTGGCCTGGCCTTTCACGTCCTTAAGGCTGATGCCCAGCGCCTTGAACGTCTTGGCGCGGCCGGACTCCACATCTTGCAGCGCCTCGCCGATGGACTCGGCCATGTCGGTCAGCGAATCGCGCGCGCCCTGGGCATCGCCGCCCATCCGCTCAATGGCCTTGCCGAACGCATCCACGTCCTCGATCGCCACGCCCAGCGCGTCGCTGGTGTTCCGGATCTGCTCGACAGTCTGGACGTGGTTGTTAAACGTCTCCAGGGCCTTGGAGGCGGCGACCGTGGCCAGGATGGCGGCGCCGATCCGGGTGAAGACGCCCTTGATCTTCTCCTCCATCATGCCGGCGCGCCCTTCGGCGGTCAGCATCGACTTGCCGAACTCATTGGTCTTCTGCTCGGACTTGTCGATCTCCTTGTTCAGCTTGGAGTTGTCCGCATCGATGACGTAGGTCAGAGCATCCAGCAAGGCCATGTCACTTCCTCTTTTCCGCTTCCATCGCGCGGATCTCGTTGACCTTGTTGGTCGTGGCGATTTCCCAAAGGTCCATCGCCTCTTCCAGGTCAATTACGGTTTTGAGCTCGACGAGTCGGGCGAGTCCTGAGCTGACGATTGACCCAATAAAGGGGTCAGCATTGGCATAATCGAGTGGAGACACTTTTCCAGCAGGCAGTCGAGGAAACCGCGCTGCCCGCCGAGTCCGAAAAAACCGGTGTTCTCCTCGATCATTTCGATCTCCAGCTTCATCAGCTGGATCCCGTCATCGACGTGGTTGTCGATCAGGGCCCCGGTCGTCAGCCGCTGCTCGCGTCCGTCCAGATCTACAGCGACGTAGCACATGAGCTTTTTCATGACCTCTTCCGAGGTCTGGTAGTCGCCCAGCTTGGGGATGTTAGACAGCGGGTACTTCGCAATCACCTCCCGCGCCACCGTGGCCGGCAGCCGGGAAATGGTGAATGCCTTCTCCACGCCGTCACGGTTCTTGACCATGACGACGCGGGGCTTGATCAGGTCTGCCATGGCGGGCCCTTACGCGCGAGTGCGGGAGAGGTTCTGGAAGGCGAAGGTGTAGGACTTCGACTTGATGCGGCCAGCGGACGCCGGCGAGTTGCCGGGCATGCCGTTGGTCATCTTGCCTTCGCTGAGGGTGAGGCTGGCACCGTCCGGATAGGTGGCCACCAGGGTGATCTCGTCGCGCGCGTGCCGCTTGTTCTTGGCGGCGCGGTTCGCTTCGAAGATCACCGCGAGGTTGTTGTCTTCTTCGCTGCCCGGGATAACGTTCAGCGTGATGGTGATCGGGGTCGGGGCGCTGAATACCACCAGATCGCCGTTCACGTTCATGGCGGGCGTAGCAATGTCGATTGCCGGGATATCGAACGGATCCGCGTCATCCGCGAATGCGGTGATCGTGAAACCGGAGGGGAAGGACTCGCTGGCCACGCAGCGCACGGCTACGCCGATAGCGGAAGTATCGTACATGTCTGATCCTCAAAAGAAAGGCGGCCCGCAGGCCGCCCAGAATGTTGTTTCCCCGGTCAGACCAGGTTGTGCGAGCCGTCGACCTTGCGAACCATGTCGCCCTTCGAATAGACCAGCGTGTACTTGGCCACGTACTCCGTCACGCCAGATTCGCCCGTGGACTGCTCGACTCTGACGTCGTACCAGTAGCCGTTGTCCTGCACGTCGTGCCAGGCCAGCGGATCGTTCGTCAGCTGCGTGACCGCAACCTTCTGCAGCTCCGTCAACGTCTTGCCGATCAGGATGGTGCCGTTGTTCAGCGCCTTGTTGACCCCGCCCTGGATGATCGCCATGACCATGCCTCGGCCGTCGTTGTTGGCCGGGATCTTGTTCGTGGTGAGCAGTAGGCTCATGAGCTGGGCCGTCATGTACGCCTTGAGCCACTGCTCGTTGGCATGCACCGACATGTCCAGCGGCGCCGTCGCGCCGCCCATCAAGTAGCCGCGCTGGAAGAACGAGATTTTCTGCCCGGCGCTGGCCGTCTGGCCGTAGTAGTTGACCCGCCGCGCGTCGTAGAAGTCGGCCATCTGGTCGTCAGTCACGTCGGACGTAAGCGTCACGCCGGACTGCCGGAACATGTAGTTGATGGTGGCGTTGGTACGGTCGTAGTCCGTGGCCGCCATCACCGCCATCGGCAGGGTCTCCTTGTACTCGCCCGCGGTCCCATTCAGGATCAGGCCGTTGGAAGCGGTGCCGATCATGGCCGCATTCCATGCATCGGCCGTCACCGAGTCCACCGACCAGAACATTTGATACTTCACGTTCTCGCCGGAGACGTACTCAGCCAGAGGAATTGCGTCTTCCAGGTCCACCGCAACGCCGAACGAGGCCGAGCCGAACGAGTCGGTCACATTCTCCGCCGCGCGGAACGCCTCCAGGGGCGACATGGCTACCGAGCCGGGCGAGCTGATGGCTTGGGCACCCTGCAGCGCCAGCATCGCGCCAATATCGCTGCCAGTGGCCGGCAATACCACGATGGCACCCGGGCCCGTGGTGGCGGACTCGACCGTGAAGGAACTGGCGATGGCGTCGTAGGTGACGGTCGCGGCGGTTCCCGTCTGCGCCGTGGCTGCGTTCGCAATCGCCGCCGTGACCAGCTGTGCAACGTTCGTCAGGCTCGTCGCGCCGGAAAGATCCACGCCAGTCAGGGCATAGGTGAACTCGCCGACCTTCATGTTCATGGCGCCGGCGGATACCGCCTGGAAGTCCGCCAGGCTGGCCGAGATCCGGTAACCGTATATGCGGCCGGGACGGGCGACGTCGGGATAGGCCGCGAACTGGAGCTCGGGCGCCTGCGAGGCGGGCGCCGGGCTGACGTAGGAGAAATACTGGCGGGCGAACGCCGCCTCGGGCGAGTCCGAGCCGAAGTAGTCGTCGGCGCCGCCAGGGCGCACTGAGACGATATGGCCGACGGCCACGCGCGGATCGGTGGTGAAGCGCCGGCCGGTCAGCTGCTGCTGGGCGACGGCATTGGCGCCGATCACCGCACTGATGATCCGGACGTAGCGAGTCATCTTGATGGACATGTCTTTTTCCTCAAATGCGATGGATGGCCGGTGCGACCTGCTCGAAGTGCGCCGTGGCCTGGGTGATACTGCGGTGATGGGTGAAGATGACGGTGAAGTTCGGGTTGAATTCGAAGTTGTCACGCTCGTTCACGAACGACGGCGTCACAATGTCTGTCGCGCGCTGCACGCCAATGCCGGCCACCGTCATGGCCTGCGTGAACCTCATGGACTGCAGCAGGCCGCGGACGACGGCCAGGACGTCGGAGGCCAGAAGCTGATCCGGCGCGCTCAGGTCGTCCTCGACGAAGGCCTGGAATTGGTACATCGACTCGTTGATCTGGGATTCCGTCGCCGTCAGAGCAGCGCCATCATCGCGGTACTTGCGTGCCTGCCAGCCACGCTTTCCGCGGCCGACCGGGAAAAAGTAGATGCCGTCGTCGACGCGGCCCTGCTTCGTCGGCTGGAAGGCCGCCAGCACTGGCAGGGTGATCCCCTGCTCTGCCAGCAGCGACAGCAGCGCGCCGCGGATGGTGGCCTCTAGCTGCTTCTGCTTCATGCTGGCCCCACGTCGACGCAAAGGATGCCGCGCCAGCCGTCCTGGCCGTACCAGTCCGCGCCGCCCACGACATCATGCCGGCGTCCGCCATAGATCAGCTGGTCCGGCGCCGCGCCCCGTTGCACGTTTTCAACTGGGTGGGACGTATACAGGTTGAAGTAGCGCTTTGCGGTGTCCAGGCCCAGGTCGCGGACGGTGGACTCACCGACCGGCTGCCAGGATCCCTGGATCGGCTGGGGCAACTCGTACTCGTTGACCCACTGCCCGCGCGCGTTCTCCGTGCGCCCCTTGAACTTGAGCCAGACCGGCGACTGCTGGGCAATCACACCGGCCGCCAGGCCAAGCAGGTTGATTCCTGGAATCACGATTTATCCTCCACGACGTGGCTGACGGACTGGATCATCTGGCCGGTATCGACCAGGGGCTTCTTGGATACCCCTGGCGTCTTCTTCCTGGCTTGGCGGGCTTCCAGCGTCGTTTGCTTCAAAGGCGGCGTGGTCAGCAGCGAGATCGTCCTGGCGATGTCGCCAGCCGACTGCGCGCCCAGCGCCTCGAAGGCCTGGCCGACGTCGACCTTGCCATCGATTGCGCCGCGCACGGCACCAGCGATCTGCCGGCCCCATTCGGCCTTCTTCTGTTCGGCCGTTGGGCGCATGAACGGCCGGGCCGGGATATTCCCCTGGGGATATCCGTATTCCTGGATGGCGGCCACGTAGGCGACGGGCGTCCCGTCCGGATACTTGGCCTCAGGGAAGAAGCCCACCCGGATCTGCTTGCCGCCGACGTCCTTCAACGTCGCCTGCAACTTCTCCGTGCCGCCCTTGCGCACCACCTTCATCGGAATCTTCCCCCGCGGATGGACAGCCCGCCGACGTTGCGAAACGCAGCGCGCTCTGGCAGCCCGCCCACGTACACCCCGCCGGCCGCGCAGCTCTTGGACAGCGCCAGGAACTGCTGGCCATAGGGCGTCAGATTCAGCCAGTGCGACCAAGAGTCGGTCGCGGGCGGTGCCTGAAAGGACACGCTCACCTTGTCGATGGTGGCCGAGGTCAGCGCGCCGGGCACGCCGCCATTGCCAGACTCGGCATTCAGCCGCAGTTGCAGCAGGTGGGCCGTGATCAGCATCCACAGCTGCTCATTGCACTGACAGCCGCGCCCGCTGGTGTAGCACTGCGCCCATTCCGCCACTGCCAGCACCACCTCATCCGAGACGGCGTTGAACATGGGGAATAGGATCCGGAACTTCGCCAGCGGGAAGTCCATGTCAGGCCTCGGCGTCTTTGACCTTGGCGCCGCCAGCGTTGCGCTTCTTGGCCGTTTCCGGGGTGTCCTGGGCCGACTTGTCCGCGGCCTCCAGGTGGCGTTCTGCGAAGGTTTCCGCGTCCTGCTTGTCATGGCTGGCCGACACGAAGCCGTTCTTCGCGTGCGCCTTGAAGACAATGTTCTCCTGCAGCAGATTGAACTCGTCTTCCGAGATGGCGGTGGCCATGCCTTTGGGCGTCACCAGGTACTTGTTGGCCACGTTGGCCTTGCCAGCCACCAGCACCGAGCGGCCATCCTTCAACTGATAGCGCTGGTCGTTGCTGAGAGTGCAGTAGATATAGATGCGAGACATTTCGACTCCAGAAATGGAAAAGGCCGGGTTTCCCCGGCCCTCTGTTCAATGCGCGACGATCAGGACGCGCTGATGGTCCGGCGCGCGAATGCCCAGGGGCGCAGCACGAAGATGCCCGCCGTGGCGTTGATGGCGTCTTCGATGTAGCCCTTGATACGGTTCTCGCTGCCCAGCACCTGGTAGCGCACCGGCACAGCCTGAATCAGGCTGGCGCCGGTGATGTCCGACTCGTCCTGATCCGCGGCGTTCTCGACGAACAGATAGGCCACGTCCAGGCCGCCGTTGGCGTCCTTGAATTCGGCCGTCGTCACCACGCGCACGTTCGGGAAGTTCTCGTTCAGCCATTGGCGGAACGTCATGCCCGAGGCCGCCGGGCTGTACACGCTAAAGATCGAGCGGTAGCCGGTCGGCAGCACTAGCACCAGCTTGGCCGTGTCCTTGAGCTCGCCGCCCATCTGGGTTTCGAGCTGGTTGTACATGCCCGTGAACTCGGCGACCAGCTGGTCGAAGTTCGCGGTCAGCCAAGGCGTGCCCGCCGAGACGAAGGCCGGCAGGCTGGGATCGTTCAGCAGGCCGTACACGTTAGTGTCGGGTTGGTTGAAGCCGTAGAAGCCGACCTGGTTGCGGCTGATGTCCAGCGACTCGGTGGCGGCGCGGCGCTTTTCGTCCGCCGCCTGGTAGCCGATGGCGGCCTGGCGGGCGTCTTCCAGCTTGCCGACCTGAAAGCCCTGCTCGAAGCGCACGATGCCGCGCGATTCGATGGACTGGCGGTAGTCGGCCAGCGGGATGTTGGTCGTGTCGCCGTACAGCTCGGCTTTGGCCGCGGGCTCGGCGACGCGCAGGCTGATCAGCTCGTCTTCCCAGCGGCCGACGGTCGTGATGCCCGCGATCTCGTCGATGTTACGCACCTGGGTGACAACGCGCAGCGTACCGGGTAGCCACGTCTGGAGCATATGCGAGAGCATCGCGCCGTTGGTGGTGGCCGGGCCGGTCAGGGCCGAGTCCATCGCGCGCAGGCCCACGCCCAGGTTCTCCAGGTCTTCGAACCCGACCTTGGCATCGCTGCCCAGCTTGACGGCGCCGCGCTGGAGGGCCAGGCGGCCGCTCATGTGCATGTGCACCTTGGATTGAGTTTTTGCCATGATGTCTTGTTCCTTTGATCAGGGCGTGACGGGCGCGGTCGGCAGCTTCACCAGACCATTGAGGGCGATCACCGCCAGACGCGGGGTCTCGGCGCTGGGTTCGTGGCGGGCGATGTGCGCGCCCGGGATGACGGTTCCGGTTTCGCCAGCCGAGATGACGCCCGTGGTCGTGTTGAACGACACCGGGTCGCCGATATTGCCGTCGTTGCCCAGCTGGACGCAGACCTCGCCCATGGTGAGGAACTCGCCGACCGTGGCATTACGCGCATACTCGACATCGATCGCGTAGGCCTTGGGGTTGATCAGGATGCCGGCGAAGGCGCCCGCGCCGCCGACCTCGACGTCGTCCGTGCCGGCCTTGTACGTGAAGGCGCGACCGAAAACGTTGTTCGTCTCGGTGGCCGAGTCGATCACGGCGGAGGCGGCACGGGTCGGGCCATCATGGCTGATGTTGCCCGGGATGCCGGACAGCAGATAGGTTCGTGCGGTATTCGGGATCATTTCTTCTCGCTCCAGAGCTTGGCGGCCGTATCTTCGGCGCGCACCGTTTTGACATCGCTGACGATCTTGTCGGCATCGGATTTGGCGGCTTGCAGGTAACCTTGCAGCACTGCGAGCTCGGCGCCGTCCTGCGCCTTCAGGCCCAGCTTCTTCACGGCATACTTGGCGACATGGTCGGCCGATACCAGAAGCGCGCTGTCGAAGGCGCCGATAAACGGGGTCACGCGCTTGACCAGCGCGTCGCGCTCGGCGATCTGCTTGATGACCGCGTTGGCGTCATTGGCTTTCACCTGGGTCTGCAGCGTTCCGATCATGCCCATCACCTGGGCGTCCGCGGCGCGCGCGGCGATCTTGTTCTTGGCCGCGCCCAGCTTGGCCATGGCCGCGTCCAGCGCCTTCTTGCTGTCGGCGGTCGGGGCTGCCTTCACTTCTTCGGCGGCCGCCTGGACCTCTTCGAGGGCTGCCGTCACTTCCTGGATGGCGGCCTCAGCCGATTCGACGGCGCCGGTAGCCTGCTCGGCCGCGGCGGCGGTCTGTTCGACGGCGTCCTTTTCTTCGGTCGTGACGGCGCCGGGGGCCGGCGGCGTTTCGGCATCGGAGCCGGGTTTCTTCTCCAGGTCGTCGTCCGAGCCAGCGGCGGCGGTCTGTTCCGCCAGCACCTGCTCGATCAACGCCCGAATCTGTTGGAGGATTTCGGGGGTCAATTCCATTTTGATGAACTCCGCTGAGTCGTAGGTGATTGTGAGGCAGTCCTGTACAGCCACGTCCGGCCCCGTCCTGCCCTCTTCCACGGATGCCAGATGATTGAAGCGAATGTCGCGCTGGATGGCGTCGTAACGCTGGCCATCGAATGCTCCTTCGCTGAATTCATATCGACAGCGGTAGCTGGGCGATAGCTCCACCTTGCCGCGGTCGATGAGGTTCTTCATGAAATCCGAGTAGGCCCGGATGCTGTTGCGCAGGTACGGGTACTCGAAACGGGCGCTCTCGCCCGTGGTGCCCTGCACGCCCTTCTTTTCGGGCGGGGTCCCTTCTACGCCCAGGAACTCGTGTTCGTCGATCCAGGGCACTAGGTTGGCCGAGGCGATCGTCTCCGGGTTTTCCAGTTCTTCCTGCGGGCGGTACACCTGGTAAATCCGGTCGGGTTCCGGCGCGCCGATTTCCCGGCCGAGGTACGGGAAAACACCGACCTTCGTGATCGGGTTGTCGCGCACCAGCAGGTAGCCGTTGACGTCAGTTTGTCGCTTGCTCATCGAGGTACTCGGTAAAGTCGATGACCGGGCGCATGCGGCACCGGCAGTTGATCAGTTCGCCGGGGAAGCCGCGCTGCCCGGTCCGCTTGTCGATGATGGGCGGGTTGTCCATGCTGAACGTCTGCCCGTCGTACTGGACGTGCAGTGACCGAGGTTCGGCACCACCGCCGCTGTGGATCCATTCGAACTGCTTAACGCCGGCGGCCTTCATCCGCTCCTCGTTCATGGCCGACGTGATCTTGCGCGTCTGGTCGACGGCGATCAGCTTGGCCCGGTTGCGGGTGACCTGGTTCAGCCCCTTGATCTCGTCGAAGATCTGGCCCGAGCCCTGCCCGCCCGACTGGATGGACCGCAGGACGATGCCCTGGATGCGCTCCTGGAACTGCGCCGGGATGCTCTTGATCAGCCCGACGTTCTCCGCGGTGCTGGCCAGGACCTTGTCGTAGAGCCCGGCCGGCATTTGGAACGTCTTGATCGTCAAGCCGCCCGACATGTCCCGTAGCGACGCGCCCAGGTTCTGCTTGGAAAACCGGTCGACCTGGCCGATCGTGCGGTTGGCAAGCGGACCCGCCTTCTCCGCAAAGACCTTGCTCCACTTCCGCCCTAGCTCGGCCAGGATGCGCCGCGCCTGAGTGGTAACGCTCTCGTCCTGAGTGATTTCCGGATTTCCCCGGTACAGCCTGCGCAGCGCGGCGTCGTACTCCTCCAGCATGCCGTCAATCATCGACTCCATTCTGGCGCGATACCGGCCCTCAACGGCGACCGGGTACGCCAGCGCCGAACCCTTGAACTGGGTTGCCTGTTGCTGCTGCCCCCACGCCTGGCGCCGCTTCGTTACCATTTTCTTCGGCATCTACGAACTCGGCATCTTCAAGGTTGTGGTAATCGCCCTCGCGGTCTTCGCGCAGGCGGTCGCGGATGTCTTCCGCATCGATCGCGCCAGTGTTGAACAGCGCGGCGTCGCGGTCCGCCTTGATCTTGTCGATCTCGGCCCATTCCTTGGCGGTTGGGCTGTCAACCGGCATCCACTGGATGGCGATCTCGGCCGGCAGCGCGATGCCCTCGGACTTGGCCAGTAGCCGGTAATGAGTTTCCAGCAACGGCGTCATGTCGTTGGACTGGATGCTCTCCAGGTCTTCCCGGTACACCGACTGCTCGTAGTCGCCCGTGGCGTTGAAACCCTTGGGCTGGGTGCCCAGCAGTTTGGTCGCTGGCACGTTCGCCACAGAGGCGGACAGCTGGAACTGGGTCATGATGACCGTGTCCACGTCGCCCAGCGCGGTGTCGAACTGCTGGATCGTCTCGTCCGCGCCACCAACGCGCACGCCGTAGTTGTCGCGGTAGGCCACCCACTCGGCCAGGTTCTTTTCCAGATCCGCCCTGTTGTTCAGGGCGGCATCGCCGACGCCAAGCGAGGTCAGCCGCTTGGTCATCAGGAGCTGCGGCCCCTCGTTGGCGCTGCGCTCCGCCGCGTAGGCCCGCTCCATCATGCGCTGAGGCACGCTCACGCCCAGATAGCGGTAATGCGGCTTCAGGTAGTCCGGTACCGGGTAAGGCACGAAGATCCGCAGATGGGACTTGTGATAGACCCTGTCCTTGATCTTCCAGAAGGTCGGCTCGTAATAGCTCTGGCTGGCCGGGTCGTTCAGGTTGTCTTCGGTCAGTACCGGCGTGACCCAGTTCGGGTCGATCTGGGACATGCCTCGGTACGTGCCCGCCTGAACCCCGTCCAGGTTGAACGGCGCCTTGTAATACTCCTCGGGGTTGGCCGTCTCCACATCGAACAGCACGATGCGCCCGCCGTATACACGCCCAAAGTGCACCAACTCGCGCAGATGGCGTTTGACGGCGAACTTCTTGTCGCCAGCCATCAGGCGGGCCGAAACGTCATCAGAGCCGCAAGTCAGCAGGTAGCCATTTCGCACCGCGTCCCGGGCCGGCATGTTGCACGCCTTGTCGATCAGCCAGTTCGTCGCCAGCATCGCGCACGCTTGGTAGCCGATGAAGATGCTGCCCGCGGCGTAGAAGCCGAGCTGCGCTTCGTTGACCGGCGTGAAACTGGCGGTCTTGGGCGTCGGTCGCTCGCCGATGTAACCGTTGTCGGACGCGACCGAGGGCGCGCCGCTGGGCTGCTCGAAGGCTGGCATCTCGAAACGAGGCTGGACCTTGTCGCCCAGCGGATGCGTGGAGAACAGGCCGCGCCGCTTAGGCGCCGGCGCAGGCTCTTGGCTCCGGCCGAACAGGTTGCGAAGGAATTTCATCCGAAGAATCCGCGTTTCAGCGATAAAAGTTCGTTGAATGCGCGGGATGCGCCATCAACCTGATCGTCGTACTTGCCTAGCGGGAAGTACCTGCACTCTTCTTTGAAGGCCTGATTCCACATGCCCCTGAGAAGGAGAACGTTCCCGGCGTTGATCTGCGACGCCAGGGGTGTGGCCCGAGTCACCTTGTCGCCGCTTTCGGGGCTGAATTTGACGCTGTGCCCCGCGAGCAACTTGGCAAACGCCACAACCTGACTCTTGCCCGCCTGACCGGGATCTTGCGGCAGAGACTGGACAACCTTATTTGCCCCGTCCGCGTCCGCCGTGTTCTTGATGAGCGCATCACGTTCGTTCGTCTCGAACTGCTCGCGGCGGATGTCGGCAATGATGAATCGCCCGTCGCTGAGCTTTCCGAGCTTTACCCCTGCGGTGTGGTCGCCTGAAGCAGAAGCGCCCAAGTCCCACCCACGGACCCATGCGACCACGTTGGCCGGCACCGCATCCACAATGGGCATCATGTCCGGCTTGATGGTCCCTCCGGACGGCGGTGTGGGCAGTTGCCTGTACTGCCCGGCGAACACGTAGGGAGCCGCCTTTTCCATCCGAGCGAGGTCATCCGCGCTGTGCTTCTCGGGCCAGAGCGGCGTACCGTCGTCGTTCCAGACCGACAGACACAGGTGATCCCATACCTCTCCGTTCCCTCCCGCCACCGCCGGGCCCACGCCATCCTGCCCTCGGTCGCCCAGCAGCCAACCCGCCAAATCTTCCTCATGCAATCGCTGCATGATGACGATGATGGGCGTATCCGGGCTGTTCTTCCGACTCTCCAGCGTGTTCTGAAACCAGTCAATGACGTTCTTCCGCATAACCTCGGAAGTCGCCTCGTCGGCCTTGTGCGGGTCATCGATGATGATCGCGCCGCCGAAACCTTCACGGTGCTTGCCGGCGCCAAAGCCGGTGATCGTACCCCCCGCGCCGGTGGCGTACATCACGCCACCCTGCTCTGTCTTCCAGTGGTGCTGAGCGTCACTCGCGAGCCCGGTGCCCGGGAAAACCTCCCGGTATGCCTCGTGCTGGATCACGCCCCGCACGTTCGCGCTGTTGTTTACAGCGAGCGCGCTTGAATAGCTAGCGTGGATGAATTCGCAATCAGGAGACCGACCGAAGCACCAGGCAATGAAGTTGACAACCGCCAGTTCGGTCTTCGAGTAGCGCGGCGGCACGTTGATGATTAGCCGCTTGGTCTCTCCCCTGTAGACGCGCATCAGCGCATCACAGATCAGCTTATGGTGCGCCGCGCGCTGCCACTGATACCCCTTGCGCTGCAGAAACATCCAGCGGCTAAAGCTGAACAGGTCCTCTCGGGACCAGCCGACCGCAGCCAATCGCTCCGCAGGGCTAAAACTTGTCTTGGACACTTTGAACGGCCTTCCTCAGCTCTTCCGGGCTGACCGCCGCGGTAGCTATGGGGCCGCCATCCGGGCCGGAGTGTTCCACCCGATCCTTGAACATGCCAAGGTGGCGCCCGATGTCAACCAGCGCGCCCTTCTTGTCATGCAGCTTGACCTTCAAGCCGTCGCGCCCCTCCGAGATTTCGGAGATCGCAGCCGCGGTGTCGTCGTCGATTTCGTCGGCACTGACCAGTGCGAGACCGTGATAGGCCTCGGTCACTTCGCCGTCGTCATCGCCTGCGTCCGTAACCCGAAGCTCCGTCTTGCCCCAACGCACGATCTTGCGGATGTCGCTGAAGCCGATCTTGGCCAGCTCGCGCAGGACCATGTCCTGGGTGATCTCGGTACGCTTCGAGCGCTCCGCCTGGGCTTCCTGGATAGCCTGCGCGATTTCAAGTTTTTTCAAGTTCTGCTCGCCAATCTGGCCAGCAGTCTTCTGGCTGTACCCCGCCCTTATCGCCGCTTGCGTGGCGTTGAGGTCAACGAGGTACTCATCCACGAAGCGGCGCTGTTTGTCTGTCAGCGCCATATGGTTCCTTGGTTTGGGCTGCCGCCTATTGGTGGACCGCCTCAAGACTCCGCCGTGAACTCGGGGAGGAGAAGCCCTTGGGGCGACGGGGACGAAGCGGCCCACCAATAGGGATGCAGAAATGCAAAAGCCCCAGCACGGGGCTGGGGCTTCAATTCTTCA